AACGCATGAACGAACAGAAAGACAAAAAATGATGCAGATCATGTTCACGATTTATGGCGAGCCTGTACCAAAGGGTAGACCAAGGTTTTCCACAAGGGGCAAGTTCCCTGTTGCCTACACACCTGAAAAGACCAAAAACTATGAATCGGATGTCGGGATGATGGCAAAGGCTGCAATGGGCGCATCAAACCCGCTAGAAGGGGCTTTGGAGGCGTTTATTTATGTCACCTTTGCCGTTCCCGCTTCATACTCAAAAAAACGCACTGAGGCTTGTTTAAGTGATTCTGAGAAACACACCAAAAAGCCCGATTTGGACAATATTTGTAAAATTTTATTTGACGGCATGAATGGAATTGTTTTTAAAGATGATTCCCAAATCACATCCATCCATGCCACCAAGGTTTATGGTGAAGTGGCAAAAGTTGAAATCATAGTGAGGCAAGCATGATTATCACCCTACACAACAGCCAGCAGGCACAAACAGTCCTAAAAGACCTGTGGCCCAAGATTAAAGAAACCTTACAAGCTGGTAAACAACTGCGCTTAGAGGTCAAAAAAGCCACCCGCAGCACAGATCAGAACGATATGTTTCACGCCCTGATTGACATGGTTGCCAAGCAAATGAAAGCGGCAGGGTCAGAATGGACAGCAGAAGATTGGAAAAGATTGCTAATCGATGCTTGGGCGCATGAAACTGGTCGCAAGATAGGCAAGATTGCACCAAGCTTAGACGGGCAAAGAGTTGTTCAATTGGGCCTCCAAAGCCACAAATTCACCAAAGAAGAAGGCTCAGAGTTTATTGAATGGCTCTTGGCATGGATGGCAGACAAGGGGATTGAGACATGACACGAGAAGAAATTATGCAGATGGGGCGACAAGCTGGTTCATTTATTGAATTGGCTCAAGAAAAAGATTTGCTTTGGCTTGAACGCTTTGCCAAGCTAGTAGCACAGCATGAGCGTGAGGCTTGTGCAAAGGTGTGTGAGTCTTTGGCTGGTCAGCAATGGGTGACACGAGAGGCTTCTCTTGAGTGTTCAGACGCCATCCGAGCAAGGGGACAAGCATGACTAAAGACGAAGCATTACGCCTTGCATTGGAGGCGTTATATGGGTTTATTCCATATCTGCCACTTCAGCATAACAAGCCACAATGCGATAGATACGACCAAGCCATCATTGCCATTAAAGCCGCATTAGAAGGGAAGGATGAGCCTGTTGGATGGGCAGAACATGGAGTTATTAACTGGTTGGCAGATAAACAGTTCAATCATACATCGTTTTTATATGCCACCCCACCACAGCGCACATGGGTAGGGCTGACGGATGAGGAGATTGGCGATTTTGCAAGCGGGTATCGGTCTGGTCGCATAGGTTCTTTTGTAGAACTCACCGAAGCCATCGAAGCCAAACTCAAGGAGAAGAACACATGAGCAACTTTCACGCACGAGTCAGCGAGGTCACGATTGAGATGGACGGCTTGCACATCACAACAGTGACAGCCCCTGACACCAAAGAAGCCGCACCAGATGAGGCGCAGATTGGCGACTTTCACATGAGCCTGTTTACAGCAGCGGAATGGATAGAACTTTCGGGTTTGATTGAAACAGCAATTCGGGAGGTAACGGCTGATGCCACCATCCGAGCAAGGGGACAAGCATGATGTGTCCCCGTTGTGGCTCTGAAACCCTTAAAGTCTTAGACACCCGATCAAACCCCGAATTCGTCAGCCGCAAGCGCCAATGCGAGAACAACCACAAGTTTTATACAAAAGAATATGCAATATCCGAAACACCAATATGTGAGAAGCCAGAAACTCCTAAAGTTAGTGGCGGGTCTTTCCTGTCAACTCTGTGGAACAGAAAGTGGAATTCAAGCAGCACATAGCAATTGGGGTGGCGGCAAAGGTCGTGGAATAAAAGCAGACGACAATCTAGTGGCGGCTTTATGCCAAACTTGCCATTACGACATCGACCAAGGTGCAAAATGGTCAAAGGTTGAAAGACAGCAAGCATGGAACATAGCCCACTTCAAAACAATTCAATTGTTAGTGGACACAAACCAATGGCCTGTTGACATTCCTGTACCGGACATTGCAAAATGAGTACGCTGACAAAATGCAGTTGCCAGCTTTTGGGGGCTGATGCTCCCATTTTTTTGTAGAATGAAAGAATCGCAGAAACAAACCTTTCGCGGAGGTTACAAAATGGCAACACGAAAAAACCCAAAGTTCAAACCAGAAGATAAGGACAAACTAAGCCAAATCGTTTTAGATGGAATGTCCACAGATGGCTTAAGTTGCTTCAAAGCGTGTCAAAAGGCAGGAGTGGCAAACAGCACTTTCATGCGATGGTTGGATGCTGACCCTAAGTTAGCGGAGAGATACGCACGAGCTAGAGAAGACCTGATTGAGCGAATTGCCCATGAAACCATGCAGATTGCTGACCAAGACGTTGGCACTACGAACGATGGAAAGAAGGATTGGATGGCGGTTCAAAAGCAAAGGCTTCAGGTTGATACCCGCAAGTGGCTATTGTCTAAATTAGCCCCGAAACGCTACGGTGACAAACTTGAATTGTCTGGTGATCCTGCCAGCCCTTTCATTCAGCGCATTGAGCGTGTTGTTGTTAAATGACAACTTTGCAACTTGAGACTCCAGAGTGGGCATTACCCTTGCTGGAGGCCAAACGCTACAAAGGCGCTTGGGGTGGTCGAGGTTCTGGCAAATCCCATATGTTTGCCGAGTTGATGATTGAGATGCACATCATTGACCAAAAGCGCAGAAGCGTTTGTGTGCGTGAAATACAGAAATCCCTGAACCAATCGGTCAAGCGGCTGCTGGAGACCAAGATCGAGGCCATGAACGCAGGTGCTTACTTTGAAGTGCAGGATTCTGTCATCAAGTCCAAAAAGGGCGATGGTGCGATTATTTTCCAAGGTATGCAAAACCACACCGCAGACTCAATCAAGTCGCTAGAAGGCTATGACTGCGCTTGGGTTGAGGAAGCCCAAAGTCTGAGCCAGACCAGCCTGGACTTGCTGAGACCAACAATCCGCAAGCCAAACAGCGAGTTATGGTTTACATGGAATCCAAGGCAGCAGTCTGACCCTGTGGATTTTCTACTGCGAGGGCCAGAGCCGCCAAAGGATGCAGCAGTAATCAAGGTCAACTTTGGCGATAACCCGTGGTTTCCACAAGTCTTAAAAGACGAAATGGAATACGACAAGCGCAGAGACCCTGACAAATATCAGCACGTTTGGATGGGTCAATACCTCCAAAACAGCAACAGCAAGGTATTCAAGAACTGGAAAATTGACGACTTTGATGCACCGCCAGATGCCATCCATCGACTTGGGGCTGATTGGGGTTTCTCAGTAGACCCGACAGTTTTGGTGCGTTGCCACATTATTGGGCGCACTCTGTACATTGACTATGAAGCCTACATGGTGGGCTGTGAAATTATCAATACCCCTGAGTTATTCATGCAAGTTCCAGAGGCTGAGAAGTGGCCTATCGTGGCAGATTCAGCTAGGCCGGAAACCATCAGCCACATGAAGCGCAACGGCTTTCCAAAGATCATGACAGCGGTCAAAGGGGCAAAGTCGGTAGAGGAAGGCATTGAGTTTTTGAAGAACTACGACATCGTTGTTCACCCTCGTTGCATTCACACAATTGACGAGTTGAGCCTGTACAGTTATAAATCAGACCCATTGACAGGGCGAATTCTGCCCATGCTTGAGGACAAAAAGAACCACGTTATTGATGCTTTGCGATATGCGTGTGAGGGCATCAGGCGGTCAGCGGTAACAAAATCGGCTACATTTACACCATTGCCCAATGTCAAACGCTGGTAGATAATCGCCCCAAAAGGACAAATATGGCACGAATACCCAACGACCAACGCCTTGCAAATTTACACGCTGAAGCACTGCGGCAGTTTAATGATATACAAACTGCGCTGCGGGATGAGCGTCTGCAATGCTTACAAGACAGGCGTTTTTACTCGTTGTGCGGCTCTCAGTGGGAAGGGCCATTGTGGGATCAGTACGAAAATAAGCCCAAGTTTGAGGTCAACAAAATCATGTTGGCGGTCATTCGCATCGTTAACGAATACCGCAATAACCGAATAACCGTTGACTATGTGAGCAAAGACGGTACTGAGAACGACAAGCTGGCAGAAGTCTGCGATGGCCTTTATCGTGCTGACGAACAAGCATCGGTGGCTGATGAGGCTTACGACAATGCTTTTGAGGAAGCTGTTGGCGGTGGCATTGGTGCATGGCGTTTGCGTACTGTTTACGAAGATGAAGAAGACCCAGAGAATGAGCGCCAGCGCATCAGATTTGAGCCAATCTTTGATGCCGACTCAAGCGTATTCTTTGACCTGAACGCCAAGCGGCAAGACAAGTCAGATGCCAAATATGCTTTTGTGGTCAACAGCATGACCCGTGAAAGCTACAAAGAAATCTACAACGATGACCCAACGGATTGGCCTAAGATCATTCACCAATACGAATTTGATTGGGCAACGCCTGATGTCGTGTTTGTGGCTGAGTATTACAAGGTTGAGGAAAAAACCGAGGTAATCCGCATCTTTGAAGCCATTGATGGCACTGAGGAACGCTATACAGCCCAAGACTTTGCAGACGATGAAATGTTAGAAGAAACCCTGATGGCGGTCGGCACAAGGGAAGTTCGTCAAAAGCGTATCAAGCGTATGCGGGTTCGCAAATACATCATGTCTGGTGGCAAGGTGCTGGAAGATGCAGGCTACATTGCAGGCAAAAATATCCCCATCGTGGTGGTGTATGGCAAGCGATGGTTTGTGGATAACATCGAGCGTTGCATGGGTGCTGTACGCCTGGCTAAAGATGCCCAACGCCTGAAGAATATGCAACTGTCCAAGCTGGGCGAGATTTCAGCCTTATCTAGCATCGAAAAGCCCATCATGACTCCCGAGCAAGTTGCAGGGCATCAAGTAATGTGGGCAGAGGACAACCTGAGGGATTACCCTTATTTGCTGATTAACCCTGTCACTGGTGCTGATGGTGGCACACAAATCAGTGGCCCTGTGGCTTATACCAAGTCAGCACAAATCCCACCAGCTATGGCGGCTTTACTTGCCATCACAGAACAAGATATGCAGGACATTTTAGGCAACCCACAAGGTGCTGACAAGATGATTTCAGGCGTATCAGGCAAAGCGGTTGAGCC